TGCCCATTGCCATTGACAATGATGCCAGATCTCGTGAACGAGTATGTGATCCTTATACATACCCGGCTTCACGTAGATCACACCAATATCCCCAGCTAGATAGAACGTATTATTACTAGGCGTAATAACGTAGTCCTCTGGATGACAGTTCAGTAGAGCTAAGAAAGCTATGACTGTCTCTAACATTTAGATCTCGCAAACACCTGCTGTGCAAGCCAGTTGCTGTACGCCCTCAACGTTATCATCATCCTCTATTAACTCATCCCAGTGTAACTTAGGTGGCATCTTCATTAATAGTTCCTCGTACTGCTCATAGGTACACTCCTCGTAAGGTGCTTGCTTGTATGTACCACCATCATGTGGTAAGAATGAGACACCACTGATGTCATCAAAGTTCTTCCACACCCAAGCTCCTACCTCAACCCACTCGTCTTCCTTAACAGAGATAGTTACTGACGGCTTGTGTTCACACCAGTGCTTTTGATATAGCATCCATAGATCTAAATGCTCAATAGCTGTGAGGTCATCACGTAACGTAGCAGAGTCTGGTGCTTTCTTAGGGAAGCTGAACACCACAGTAGACTCTGGTCTCATCACACAGTCCTCTGCTGGTATACCTTTCTCTACCATGAAGGTGGTGAGCGGGTCTTTCTTATCTCCACGAACACGGCGTATATAGTGAAGACTATGTCTCGGATGAATACCACTGGCAGAATCAACAAGTTGACTAACAGTGCCGCTAGGTTTAACACAAGTAATAGAGACAGAGTGATTAATGCCAAGATCACCTGCAAGCTGTAGGTTCTCATCGATAGCAACCATTTTAAGTCGTTCAAGAAGAGATCTAGTCTGTTCAACATTTGCTCCTAACATTTTATTATCTAAGATACCAGTAAGAGATACACCTAAGAGTCTCTCTTCCTCTGTGTTTCGTTGCCATATCTTACGTAGGTATGGGAAGTGTGTCATCGTAGACTGATACGTACCAAGTATAGATGCTAGTCTAACCTTGCGTTCAAGATCATAGATCGTATCTGATTCACGTACTACGCACTCTGATAAATTACAAAACTGGTAAGGTCTCAAGATGATTTCCGAACATGGGTTCGTCCCAAACTCCTGCTCTGAATCTCTACGTCCATTCCTAGCTGCTTGTTTGATCGCTGCTTCACGATTAAAGATACCTCGTTCACCAGAGTGTGACTGATACAAGCTGGTCCACTCATTCATAAACTGTCCAACGTCAGGCTTTTGTTCGTACACTGCAGAGTTGTTGGCTAACGCACGTTGTGGATTATCAGTCCACCATTGTCCTGTCTTAGCGTGTCTCATCTTGTCATCGTTAAGATCAGATAGAGAGATCATAGCTGACCTACGTACACCGCCTACTACTACAACCTCTGCTACTTTACACATGATGTCGTGACAGTCTAGTGTGTTTAGTTTACGTCCAGCAGCAGCTTGGAACTTACGGATAACAAACTCAAACAGTTCGTTAAGAGGTGCAGGTCCACTAGCTCTACCGCCAAAGGTCTTGAGTCTAGCACCTGCAGGTCTAATCTTTCTAAGATCCCATTTAGGTATCTCGCCAGAATACAGTAGTGCTATAACCTGGCGTAATGCTTTAGCCCATCCTTCTTTACTATCAGCTACTACGACTGTAGTGTCTGACTTAAACATCTTCTCTGGTATCTCAGGGAGTTTGTTTACATACTTCTGTTCAACGCTAAAGCCTACCCCTGTACCGCACAGTAAGATATACATAGCTTCATCGAACGCTTTAGGATCATCAACAGGTAGATAGCTACAGTTATATCCTGCTGTGTTATCACGATCTAATGCTTTACCTGCAGTCATAATAGAACGCATAGAAGGTACTACGTCTAGGTTCTTAATAGCTTCAGATAGATCACGATATATATCTTCTGGTATATTATATTTGTGGGATCCATAAAGATGCTCTTTCATAAAAGCCATATAGCGATCTACAGTTTCATCCCAATTCTCTCTGCGCTTTGAGTCCTGCAAGAACCTTGAGTATCTTGACTTAGCTATGTACTGCTGATAGTAATCCATTAGTAAACTTCCTTTCTTAACTGTTCGTATCTATCTTCGACAACATCTTCAAACCTGTCCAATATATCTTCGGACGTTAAATCTAATAGCTCAATCAAGTCTACCTCGTCGAACTGTATTAGTCTTTCTTTTAGTTCAGGGAGCGTCAGGGGTTTCATGCTTCTCTAGTTCCTCTATTTCCATGACTGCTAATGTAGCATAGCCTGATATGTCTCGCCAAGAATCATCATAATAATAATTACCATTCAGAATCCTAGCGATCTTGTTAGCGATCATATCTAAACTTTCTCTAGCAAAGGCAGGCATGACCTTGTAATTAGGCGAGTCTTTCATTATCTTCTTAATGTCCTGACTGATCTGACTAACTACACTATACTGTCCGTACATATCTTCACGAACGTTCAGCAGTTCTCTTACTTCCATACTGTCTCCTCAAATAAGTTAAGCTGATAGGCATCTCATCAAAGCTACCATCCTGCACTTCGTTTAACATCCAGACACCAGACCAGCTACCATTAGTTTGTGGTGTCAAGTAATCCTCATCGTGCTGATAGCAGATACCTGCAAAGATACCAGTGATCCTAGTATCGTCAGCCCTCTTACTAAATGCTATAGCTCTGTCTTGAACATGACCCATTATGCAACTCATATGTTTCTTTTGCAAGAGTAGATTAGGACTAGATACTGAACGTCCCATCACTCCCGATGTGAAGTAATGTGAGTAGGCTATGTTGTCAATGACGCATACTTCTAAAAAGTCTTTAACTTCCCAGCCATACTGTTCTAAATTGAAATCACTATAACCTATTAGACCTTCGAGTTTGCGGTCTGAGTTAATAGCTCTTTCAATACGTTGTTCATGGTTACCTATTAGAAATACAAGTCTAGGATTCCATAGTTTCTTTCTGTTCTTTCTAAGTCTATTGACTTCAGCAACGATAGGCTTCATCAATCTTGTCATCCCTAAGTTACCAGCAGTGATGTCCGATTGATACGTCCTACCCTCAAATGCTTTCTTGCCTATGTCATAAACAGATAAGCTAGGCATATCCCAGTGGTCTCCTAGATGGACAATAACGTCCGGCTTCTTATCTGCTGCGTACTTACCTACCCACTCTAAATGTTCGATAGGATATCCTGGTTTACACTGGGTGTCAGGGATTACGAGGTGTCTCATGCTGCTCCTTTAGCAGTTGTATGAAGTATTGTGCATCTATTACTACCAACGGTTTAGAATAATTTTGTTTTATAACTACTACTGGTTCTCTATCATCAGGACAGTTATCTGCTGCCTGAGAATAAAAAGCATAGACACCAATAGAACTTCTTGATTTACATTCTACAGAAATACCTAGCTTATCTCCTACTGCCTGAGAGAACTGAATGTCCTCACCGCTAGCACCCATACTTGTTGATCTTACATCGGACCTGGAAAAGGCAAATTCCTCAATGAGGTTGTCCCTAAACCATTGCTGGAGTTTTCTTCCTTTTGCTTTTGCGCTTTGGGTTTTGATGGTTTCTTCCTTCCTAAAAGTTTATCTAGTTTGAATCGTTTGATCTTCTTGATCCATCCTTTAGGAATGTGTATCCTAGAATTAGACTCCAGACCAGAAAAGCAAACAGCAATCGTGATTGCCTTCTTGTCCTCTGCTACAATGAAGCCCAGAGTATAGACACCATGAATGTCCGTACTTTCTGTTAGCTCCCAGCCAGCATCTGCACAAGCATCGTCCCATTCTATGTAAGCTACTTCAGGGACGGCAACCAGATTTGATCCTTCTTTCTTCTTATCCATAATAGTTGCGCTCTCTCAGTTAGTAACTCAAGGTTATCCTCATACGCCTCTAAGACGGCAGCGAATAATTGTCTCTCGTTATGACAATCCTTTAGAATCTTCTCGGCTTTCTTTGGACCAATACCATGTAATCCAGGTATGTTATCGACCCGATCACCAGTTAAGATTTGTGTGTAGAAATTCTTGATGGCTTGAGCTTCTGTAATATAGTACAGAATATCCTTGACAAAGTTGTAGTGCCATCCCCTCAACATATCAAGGTCTTTATCTAACGACATGATGCAAAAGGCTCCAGCTCTCATACCATAAGCTGCGATACCTATTGCATCATCCGCTTCTTCACCTTCGACTAACTCAAAGCCCCACTTCTCAGTGAGATAATTACGTAGAGACTCGTAATGATTAGGCTTTCTAGCGTCACTACGATTCCCTTTGTATTCTTTTTCGTTAGCTATTTTGTATCTAAAATTGGAACTACCAGTAATATAACCAAAGAAGTCATCAACGTAGTCAGGGCGGATAAGTTCCTGAATGTAGTTACCCATCCGACTAATTGCAAACTTTTCCTCATCGTTATCACTAGCAAACCCAATACGATACACAAGGATATCCCCGTCAATCAGAGCAGTTGCATTCTCCAATGACGGGGTAGCCATTACACTGCTTCCATAGCAGCTAACTCAGCGTTAGAACCACCACCTATTGGGTTATACTCAATGAGATTTGTAATTACTACTTCGAGAACCCCTGCTGAGATACCCTTCTTACCCTTATAGTTATACGAGTACGGAGAAATCACAGCAACACATTCAGACCCGTTACCGATCTTAGCGTCAATCTCTTTACCCTCAGTGTCAACCACTTTAATAGGATAGTTAGATTTACAGGTAACAAAGTATTGTTGCAGGTCTTTGTGTTTAACATCGAGCATTGCTTCATCCTGAAGTTTCTGCACTGCTGTCTCAGACAACTGCCCGATATCCATGCCGTACCTACCGTCCTCATACGGCTCAGCATGACGTGACCAAAACACTTTACCTTTTACTTTAACTGGTTTCATTTAGTTTCCTTTATAAGTTAGTGAGTCGCTGCCCAATTAGTTCCTACTTTAAATTCCCCGTCCAACGGACAGCGTAGCCTTAGACGGATTCCTGCTTGACGGATGGATTGTACTGCTAGGTGTCCAACCGTTTCTGCATCTTCTGGTGTCGTTTCTAACTGCCATTCATCATGCACATTAGCCACGAACTTAGCATTGAGTTTACCACCAATTAACTTTCTGTGCAACAATATTAGTGCCTGTTTCATAACCACTGCACCTGCACCTTGTAACAATGTATTCAGAGCTGCGTGTTGGGAGCGAACCAATAGCCTACGTCCATCCAAACCAGGCAACCATTCCTTGACAGCTAGTCTGTCTACCTTATCTCTTAGCTTCTGTAATGCAGGGGTATTCTTGAGGAAACTATTAATCAACATCTTACCCTCACGTTCTGCACCGCCCACAATCGAACCTATCTTAGCAGGACCAGCACCATATAGGAACGCATAGATAAATGTCTTAGCTTGATCCCTATTGGTTAGCCCTGCAGCCTGCATATTCTTAG